TCAACAGGTTCGTTTAAGAATACAATGTCAGCATCCTCCTTATAGATTTCACGTAGATTTGCGAGCAAGGTCGACTTACCCGACCCAATGTTGCCCTCAATAGAAACGATAGTATAGGCGCTAGATTGCATTCTGTGTATAACGATATATAGTTTATTTGTTTAATATTTATTTTGTTTCATTTTTATTTTCATTTAAAAAAAAATTGAATTTAAATTGTGGCACAACGTATTAATTACTCTTAAACGAACACATACCGGAAATGGATCTCAAGCAACGTAAACTTAACAAGTCCGAGTGGACCTCTATTGAGGTACCCGTTTCAACATCTGAAATAGCAATTTTAAATTTAATTATGGAGGGATACGCTGATGTTAATTTTAAGATTAACAATGCGGTCTCTATACTTGCGTATTTAAAGCTAGAGGCTTCCGATAAGATGGAAGATTATCTATATAGTAAATATTTACGCGCAAGTGGTGATAAAATTGAGGAGGGGTTGGCCATTTCTGACGCCACATATAAAAAAATGAAGATATCTGGGGATATAAAAATAAATTCTGGTCAAAAACTTCGCTTAGATAGATATGATGAACCCACAATCCGAAAGCATGATCTGTATGAATTTACGCTGTTGAGTCATTTGGAAAATCTTATACATAATAAGAAGCTTGACAATCAGAAGCTCTTCCATTTCCACTATTTTACAGTGTATAAACTTAATAAAAATAGTGTTGCCAGGGTAAATGCCCTAGTGAAAGAACTAGTAAATCGCGTTTTAAAAATATTCGAGAAAGATATAAATTTGTCAGTCATTATCGAGAATGCGGTTGACTTTGTCGAGAAAAATGATAGCCTCTTGAAATACGGCGATTTGGTATTATATGAGCACCAGAAAGATATATTTACGGCGTGTAAGCACCCCAACCCCAAATTGGTCTTATATATGGCTCCTACGGGAACAGGAAAAACACTTACACCAATTGCCTTGTCTCAGCAAAAGAAAATAATATTTGTTTGTGCGGCAAGACACGTTGGACTTGCGTTGGCGAGAGCCGCCATTTCCGTTAAGAAAAAGATTGCGTTTGCGTTTGGCTGCGCAAGTGCGGATGATATTCGATTACACTATTTCGCAGCAAAGGAATACAGTATAAATAGGAGGACCGGTGGAATCGGAAAGGTGGATAATAGTGTTGGTACGGAAGTTGAAATTATGATTTGTGATATCAAGTCGTACTTACCGGCAATGTATTATATGCTTGCTTTCTTTGAAGCGCAGGACATCATCATGTATTGGGACGAGCCGACGATTACATTGGACTATTCTGAGCATGAATTTCATTCAACCATTCGAAAAATTTGGAAGAAGAATTGTATTCCCAATGTCGTATTGTCGTCTGCTACATTGCCGAAGCAAAACGAGCTTTGTGAAACAATTCCCGACTTCTTGAACAAGTTTCATGGCGCCGAAATTTGTAACATTGTTAGCCATGACTGTAAAAAGTCAATTCCGATTATTAATAAAGATGGTCTTGTGGTATTGCCACATTATTTGTATGAGGATTACAATAAAACATTAGCCGTTGCCAAACATTGTAACGATTATTTGACGCTTTTAAGGTATTTTGACTTGGGTGGAGTAGTCGAATTCATTACCTATGTAAACAATAATGGTTTTGGAAGCGCAAGAATGTGTCTAGAAAGGCATTTTGATACATTAGACGATATAAATATGAAAAATATTAAAACTTATTACATCAAGCTACTTCAAAATATAGCACCCACAGCATGGGTAAATATATATTCTCATCTACTCGGCGCTAGACATCCGCGAATATTAGAAAACGCGAGTGTTGATTCTAAAGGCTCAAAACTGACCAAGAGTAATAGTTTTGGACCAACTCATAGTTCTAACCGCTTGGCAGGAACACCGATTACTCGATTAGTTAGTGAACCGGTAGTATCCAAGAGTGATATGTTATCTAAAACTAAACCGGTGAGCGCGCCGCCCATCGGAACATCAGGAGTTTATGTTACTACAAAGGACGCGCATACTCTAACAGACGGTCCAACAATCTTTATATCAAATGACATTGAAAAGATCGCGAAATTTTGTATTCAACAAGCGAATATTCCTGCTTCAGTGATGGACGATATCATGAAGAAGATTGAGTATAATAATGTTATTAATAAACGACTACACGAGCTCGAATCAGAAACGGAAGTCATTCGAGAGGCTGCCGATAAACAGGTAAAAAATGCGGTGTCCGGGTTTCACGGAAGCCAAAAGGTCGCAGGTAGAAATAAATCGAGTAAGGATCCCAAGAAACTCAGCAAAGATATTCCTCCCGAATTTGAGAACAAGGCGGGTCTTTCTAAATTGACCGATCAAATCAACACGCTTAGAAATATGATCAAGTCGGCAACTTTAAATGATGCGTTTGTTCCTAACCGAAGAATGCATTTAGATCGATGGGCGGAGGGTATTGACGCAAGTGGCGCGTTTACTAGCAATATAGACGAACATGTCGTATCTGATATAATGGCACTGAATGGAGTTGAAAATACGTGGAAGGTCTTATTAATGATGGGTATTGGTGTGTTTATTAATCACGAAAATATAACTTACACGGAAATTATGAAACGACTCGCGGACGAACAAAAATTGTATATGATTATTGCTTCAAGCGACTATATTTACGGAACGAACTATCAGTTCTGTCATGGCTTTCTCAGCAAGGATTTAAATCTTACTCAGGAGAAGCTTATTCAAGCTATGGGAAGAATCGGAAGAAATAATATCCAGCAAACTTATACGGTGAGATTCCGCGACGATGAACAGATTATGAAGCTATTTACATCTGAGACGGATAAACCAGAAATTATAAATATGAATCGGTTATTTAATACTCGCAAGGTTGTATGGCAAAATGATATGTATGTTGAAATAGCCGATGATCTGGAGGATGACGCAGGGACAGAAGCCCAAGAGCCCGAAACAGGTGATGATTAATTCGAAGAAGAAAAACTAAAAAGGAAATATAAATTGTAAATTATAAAAAAGAAAAAGAAAAAGAAAAAATACAGTTAATAATTTTGTATAAATTTGTACATTTTTTCTTTTTCTGTGTCCTTGTATTTTTTATTTAAGCGAGCCCCACCCACGAATTCGTGTCTGCAGTGGTTGAAAATTTTCTAATATAAAAGGCTGTTGTATTTACACGCGTGCCATATTTTTCTCTCAATTTATAATCAGAAGGCTCTATAGCAAGTGCGCGTTCCGCATCGTGGCCAACTATGTTATTAAACTGACCAGCTTCAATAATCTTAACATCTTCATCGTTTCTCAAATTAAAATCAATTCGCGCCTGTAACTTTACCTGCTCTATAAATGTATTTATAGAAATCTCAGGATCAAATCTATAATATTTAACATGAGCTGTATAAACCTCCTTAAAATAAAACTCGTAATAATTCAGATCGTTTGACATTGTATTTGTATTGTAGTATGATTTAAGTTATTTAAATTAAAATGCTTTCAATTTTAATTTAAATGTAATAATAATTCGAGCAATAGGTTCGCGTTTACAGTTTACACACACATTACTTTACCTCCAATATGTCTGAAAAAGAAGTTGTTATATAAAATTTTATTGACCAATGCTTTTGTCAAAGTTTTATCGCTCATTTTTAATTGTTTGATACAGTCATATTTGCAGATAAATTCTTTTACAAGCTGATTGTCATTGGTATATTGCCCAATTCCATCCTTATATAAAACAGGTTCTCCATATTTTTCTTCAAAATTATCAATTAATTCTTGGCTGCAGTTGTTGTATAAAAAATAATAATGCCCATTTGTTACAGATGCGTTTTTAACAGGAGTGTCTAATGCGGAAGATGACGCATACCCGTTATGACTTGCTGCCGTTTTTCTGTCCAAATAAACATTCAGAATTTGGTTTTTTTCTGTATTCAATTTTGCTATATATCCTAGATTTTGAATTTTGGTTTGTTTTGTTGGAAGAATGTCGTGGATTATGTTCGGGTCCAAACTTCTATCTACGAAAGCCCATCTATATTCCATGTAAATTGTGTTTTCTTTAACTGCTTTATCAATACTTGGTCGTTTTACCTTGAAATTATACTCCTTCAAGCATTCTGCGACTGATTCATATACTTTAATAATAGTCACGGTTTCAGGGTTGATTTTTTGAAGACGTGGTCCCAATGTTACTAATGGTTCATTAAAGCCTGTGGCGGTTTTTGTTTGAGTTGAGTTTAATTTCTCCATCATTTCTTGGTTTGTTTTTTCTAAATTATTTATTTGACACGATAATTGTTTTACACTTTGAACTAGTTCTTGAATTAATAGGTTGTCATTATTTGTAGTTTTCATTTCAAGCATAAGTTTTAATTGTTCAATTTCAAGCTCTAGTTTATTTGTATCATTGTTATTAAAATATTTTAGGTTATTGTTAATAACATTTAACAATGTTTTATATGATAAACGTTTACCAATTAAAAAAAGCTCCCTTTCATCGTCATGTCCCGGCAAATCATTTACTTGATTGATTCTTACGTATTCGTGTTTGTGTATAAAAGTTTCAAAGTCCTTGCTTTTGTTAACGGCAAAACAATCTAATAATAATACGTTTCCGTGTTTTAACTTGCAATCATTATATCTTTCTTGAATGCCGATTCTACTTTCACCAATTTTTACAACATAAGTTCCATCAGGATGTGTCTTAACTTTTATAATATATACCATACCACAGATGGTTTTAAATTCTCTAAGCAAAATTTGTTCACGTTCCCTTTGAACTTTTGTATCTAATTCGGTTTTATGCGTTTCTTCAATTTGAATGATTACATTTTTTGCGTCTTCTAATTGAAGTTTTAGTTCATTGCTTTCTTCTATTAAAATTTCTTGCAAAACATTTTCTAATTTAATATAATACTCGTGAATTTCATCTGCTTTTTTTGTTCCTGCTTTCAAACAAAATTTTTTGAAGGTTTCAATATTCAACATAATTATTTCTTTGTTGTGACCACCTTTGGTTTTATTCTTTGCTCCTGAAGGTTCAGGAGCAATGATTTTATAATCTTTATTAATAGTAAAATTTTTTTCTAGCGCGCATTTTGCGTTATATTTTTGATTAAACCCTAACCAACTCCACACGTTATCAAGGTCAATTACAAAATCATTCTTGTTATCGTGCTTCAAATAACAATAAAAACTGGCTAAAAACATTTGTTGTTCATAATTATTAAATTTATTTTGCACCTTCTCCACTAATTTTGACTGATAATTGCCATTTAATTTGGTAATTGGGTTGCTTTCAATGAGATTTACAATGTCTACGCTCATTCTATACATTATTTACTGATATATTTTTATATTGGTTTTTGCTTTAATAATTAATAAACGATAATTTAATTATTAAAATATATAAAACATACTGAGACGATAGATCGTAACAATATATTTAATTGGAATATGCTAATCCACCCATGCCGGACATAATTCTCAACACGTTATAGTTGGTGGCATACACACGCACTTTGGCAGTCTTGGTACCCTCAACGGTGGCGTTGGAGAGCACAAGCTGAAGGGTAGCATTGTCAATACGGGAGAAGTTGCACGTGCCGGAGGGTTGGTGCTCCTCAGGGCGAAGGGCGAAGGAGTACACGTTAATACCCTCATCAGGGTTACGGGTGTGCGCCTGGTAAGGCTGGACCCAAGAGAAGTAAGAACCTTCACGCTCAGAGAAGCGATCCTGGCCGTTAAGTTGGAGCTTAGCGGTGACGACGGGGTTCTGGCCCCAGCAGTGCATGTCCAAAGAGGTCTCAGTGAGCACGAATGTTCCGGCATCAGACACACCGGAGTTATCCAAGTGGGATCCACCGTTCTGGAGAAGGGCGGCAATGTCGGCAGGGGTGTTAAGGGGGATGGGGACGGCAACACCTCCGAGGTTGACCTCGTTATAGGGGTTGGAAGGTCCGTGCCAGTATCCAGTGAAACCGGGGAATTCAGCGGACGGCTGGTAGTCAAGAGCACCGGCATCCTGGAAGAGACCACGAGCATCAATGTAGGCGCGGGAATCAGCAGCAGTAGCGGCGGGGCCACCGAAAGCATGGACGGCGTTGGGGAGGGCGTCAATGGCATCAGTGTAGTTGAAGGGTTGGGCACCAAGCACCTTGAACAAGAGGGCATCGCAAGTCAAAGACGAGCAGTAGTCGACGTTCTGATCGGGTTGGACAACCCAGATGAGCTCCTTAACGGGGTGGTTGAAGTTGAGCTTGATCTTGTTGGAAGATGAACCAACAGACTCGTCGCCGGTGAACTGGAGCTGAGTAATCAAGTACTCGTGGGGGTTCTGGGCCATTCTGCGGC